GGCAAAAATCATGAGCCTCCAAGGGAGGTAAACCCCCTCGCGATACTGGTATAGTCTCGCCACACTGGAGCCAGAACTAGTCTGGACAGGTAGCGCTTTTCTCGCAACTCTTTGTAAGCCGGTTAAGGTACACTAGGTCGCGGTAAGGCGGGGGACAGCTTAGGTGTAGACGTCGGGGGCGACGAGAAAACCAAGCTGGAAATCATCACGTACAGCGGTAAGGACGGCATAGGAGTCAGTGGGTATCGTAGGTGTGTACCACTGCGCATCCAGTGTCGGCGCATACAGGCTGATGACGGAAGACATGAAGGGGATCTGTTGGATCCAGGGAATTGTGACGGAGATGTCGGTTGAGGCGCCAAAGGGGGCAGCCATTATACCAGCACATCCATCAAACGCTCCAGACCAAGAGTTGTTTGTTATTCCCCATGCAATAAAGGTCTCGGCAGAACCGTCGGGACCGGAATTGAGAAGCCGATAGCGAACACCACCCCGCACGAACAGAAACGAGCGAAGAAGCAGGTACTGGACGGAGCTGGTGTTTGGGCTGAAGGTAGAAGAAAGAACGGCATTGTTGCCGGCTGTAGTAGCCAGCGGAGCAGAAGTGCAATAACGTTTGAGAATATCTGTGACATACAGAGTTGTCTCTGAAGTGGAGTGATGCGAATCAGTCATGTACTCGCAGTCCATCAGAAAGGGGTTGAATGTCATCTTGAACTCTTGGAAGACGTCGCACTGCTTAACAATCTCGAAATCTGGAACTTCTCGCTTCATGAGCTGTTCGGCTCGTTGGATACGACGAGTGCGCTTGCGGGCAGCAATCGAGGCGGAGGTGTTGGGATAGGAGTAATCCATCTTGTAACCACCAAGGGGGCCAGAGACTTGAAAGTCAGGTCCAGCTGCAGAAAAGATGACCATATCAATGCTAGGAGTAACACTGATGTCGTTTGTGACGATCTGGGTCAATACTGAAATCTGCAGGGTCAGGAGCGGCGGCGCCGTTGGAATGTAATTTGGAGATGGATAGAAATCCGTTGGGCAAACGAACGGAACAGTGAACGTGTCCGTAGTATCGCCCTTAACATCAACAACACGAGTAAGGTTGTTCGCAACCTGGTCGGTAGAAGCCTCATTCCCCGGAGAAAGGAGAAAGAGAATACGACCAGAAACGAACGATGGGGCAAAGAACTTGACCATATACCTAACACTCGTTCGCCACAACGCATGCGTGTTTATCGCTAAGTCCAACGGAGTTCCGGTCGCGATAAATGGGATCGAGACGGTTTGTGCAGAGGGAGTAAACGTAAACTGAGCATGAAGAGTCGGAGTAGCGGCCAGGCGAGCCATTGTCCAAGTCTCTCCACCAGGCATCGTTGAAGGATCTATGTTCAAGTAGGACGTTTGATACAACGTCAAAGGTAAACTAGGATCAGGACGATCAGCTTGGGAAGAGTTGATGGACATGGTGGGATAGACGCGTGTAACCGGATCTTGTATCTCGGGCTTGTCCAACAGACCTAGCAGCGAAGTGCCAACGTCAAGAATGGGCTGTAAACTAGTCATAGCCCCTTCAATAGCGCCACCAACTTCAGGAATCTCGGAGAGAAGAGTTCCAACTGTTGATAGCGGAGACGGGCGAGAAGGGGAGGCTGCTTCTTGAACTGGGTCTTTCGTTGAGGTCGACACATGGACGACACGACGATTTGGCTTGTAACTGGGGACTTTGATCTGCATGTTGGCATGGCCAGATTGCTTGTACACACGCGCTTTTGACGTGGAACTAACTTCATACGGAAACAAGAGTTGGGCATTCTTGAAACGCATGAAAATTGTCACGTCAATGTTGGAAGGCGCGCTTATGGTCGCAATGAGCGGAGAAAGAATATCCACGTACACGCTCCAAATGCGGATAGGATTTGCAAAAATATCACTAAGCGCAAGAAAACGCTGCGGGAAGCACCAAGGGAGGGTGATAACCACAGTGTCTTGTTTTTGAGCGGACAAGATCTTCATTCCAAGCCAAGAGCGAGCCTGCATTGTAGAATCAGCAGTGCCCACACAGGACGGAGGGGATCCAGGAGAGGCGGTGACGGCAAGGGCACCAGCATAGAACTGGTTAGTATTGACACGGAAATGGACTTCCACATCGGCACGGAAATACTTGTACCACTGGCATATATCGCCAATGACAGGTGTGCCAAGGAGGTAGCCAATTGGGTCAATAACCAAGGCCGGGACAGCGCCAACAGTAGCTGGGGTTCCAACAGTCCATGTGTAGGGAGTGCCAAATTCCAACATGCGTTCAAGCATTTTCGTCGGAGTTTGGTCGGGCAACGGACGGACCATGAGCGAGCTGCTAGGGATCGGTTGAATCACCATAGCATTACCAGTGTCAGCAAGGGTCGTAGACACGGTTTTGATCGTATTAGGCACAACGTCATTGGACAACGTTTGCTCAGCAACTTGGACAGTAACTTGAGGTTCGGTAACGAAATTAATGTTTAGGACCAGGCTCGTCAACCCAGCCCCACAGGAGGGGTGTCCAAACAAACTTCTAATGTTTGGCAATTTGGCTGTTTTAGCAGACGTCCAGCCGGGCGCGGTGTTTTCGCTGTAAAGGACAGAGAGGCACACTCCACCTTGGCGACTTTAAAACGGAGTCGCACCCCCGCTGAGCACACCTAGTCAATGAACAGACCAGGGAGCTCATGTCGAGCTTGGTTGAAAGTAGCAAAGGTCGTGGGACGACCAATGGCGTGTGACCAACGCATGGCAATTTGACGGTACTCGTTGTATAGACTGGGCGGATAATGCAACAGTTCAACGAGGACACTACGAAGTGCAGCGATGGTGTCGCCAACGGGGTCATCTGACGTCCTGCTTACCCACATCGGAGCTTCCAAAATTGAGGCCATGGCAAGCGGAGCGAAACAAGTTCCGTTCCGAAAGACAAAGCGTCGCTTCAGGTACTCGACTTCCGAGAGGGTAAGGTAAGGTAGAGTCACTGGGCCTTTGTTAGAGGCCGTGTAGACAATCCCTATGCTAGACATGGTTTCTTGCATGGTGATCATGTTGAAGTCGGGGCAGTGGTGAGAGACAGAGACGAGGGAATCGTCACTGTAGAAGGCACGCTCGACATACTTACGATAATCAGCAGGCTTGTAACCAGCCGCAACGAACGCGAAGAAGTGAAGCACATCATTCATTAGCGAGCCGTAGGGACTTGTGAGGAAATTGCCAGAAGAGTTTCCTTTGCTTGTTAAGTAAGCGCGTGACATGAGAACATGATAGCACTGTAATGAAGACAAGCAGAGGTTACGTCGGATGGCATCGTGAGGGGGCGGTAGAGGAGCCACCCGATCACACATCTCATTCCACAAGTCAGGACCTTGGGCAAGCAGTGTGTACTCATAGCCGGAGTAATCTCCGGCCATAAGATTTGGATGCTTAGAGAGGCGGTCATGAAGAACGCCCCACTCACTATGGTCGTGAACGTTGAGCCCGACAGAACAAGGGGTTTCTGCCGGATGTTTTTCAAGCTCTTCGAAGAAGTAGTAGAAGTACATCGTTCCTAGGACAAGGTACGATAACTCGCCAATGCAAAACCGGCGAGATTTTCCTGCCTCCACATCTTCGATGGGCAAGAGTTCGTCTTTGAGGGCATCTTGAACTACCATGGGAACCACGGTCGTCTTCAGACGCTCTTGTAGGTCATGGACTTCTTTGACGAAATCCGGGTTTAGCACGCCCGGAGAAGAGAAAAGAACGTCCTTACGACGAAGGCCTTGTGTCGTGAACGGGAATCCAGGACTTTTGGTCAAGTCGAGTGAGGCAACACCATCAGATCCCAATACTGCTTGTTCAACAGTTAGGATTGTTGTTGCACGTTTTGGGGAGAAATCGGTTGGAACGAAGCTATCGAAGGGATAAGCTTCAAGAACCTCGGACGGTATGTTGTACGAGATATTGGGTTGACCTTTTATCTCCCCGTACTTGCGTTGGACGGTGTTGAGGGGGCTGATACCATTCTCAGGTTTCAGCCGGGCCGGTATGCGAGTAGGCACATGGTGCATGGAAATCAATCCTTGCGAGTCAGTGAGTTCCCGCTCCGGGTGGAGGGTCGTTTTAGCGAGTTTCGTCTCGGTCTGTAATCGGAAGTTCTTGGTGATCATTCCGATGTGGTGAGTGCCAGGAGTGAAGGGCATAGGAACGCCGAGAGGAAAGTCGGCAGACTGTTTAACCAATTCTTCAATATCCTGGCGAGGAGCCACATCGGGAATAGGTCCACCAGAGAGCTCTTCGTCAATACGGAGGGCCTCAAGTACTTCGTGCCGTGAAACGGACGCGCCGAACGAGAGGTTAGAGCCAGGGGAACCAGCTCCGTGAATTCCGACGATATGATCGCCAGTAAGTACGTTTGTGATATAGTACGGTAAACCGCACATACCCAACTTATTCGACATGTTGTAAATTTTGAAGTCACAGTCTTCGAGATCGCTTGCAAGGCGTTCCCAGGTATCAGAGTGTTCAAGGTTCGTGAAAACCGTTGCACGCTCATTCTGGACTTCCCACACAGGATGGAGACGGCGGATCCGAGGACCCGACATTGTCTGTGTGTCATGGAAAAAGTGTGGTATCTTGCGCATCAGGCGGTGGCCAGGGATACGCAAGAAAACGTAGTTACTTGACGAGGCGGGTGTTACCACCGTACAGTCGGAAAACGGGAAGGCAGTCATACTAGCAAGTCCGTCGGCCCCCAAGATGATTTGTGTGTCATCAGGGAGACCGTCAAGAAAGTGCTTGTTGAGCAGGAACATATGACCGCCAATGGCGAGGGTGTAGCACTTGCGCGAGCCAGCCGCAATGTTGTAAAGGTTGCGGAGTAAAACGCGCTCGATGCCACTAATCTCACCAGCCTGCTTCTGCACTGTCGTGAGCCGTTGGGGGGCCCTGACAGGTTTTCCACCACGCAACACAATGCGCGGCTTGGCCTTTGCACCTGCAAACCGCCCTGATTGCTTCTCTTCATTATACCCGAAGGCATGCCGAAAAACAGCAACTAGGGCAGCCGCAAGGAGGCCGAGAATGGCAGCACTAGCCCCGAAGACTGCGAAAGTTCCAAGGAGTTGGCCGGCCTTGAGCCGTAGAGCACAGTCAGCCAACGTACTACCATTTGAGTTTGCTTCTGCCGCTAGCCGTTCGAAAGTCGGGCCATCGGTGTTTGCGCTAATTTCGCGGTACGATCGAAGCTTGCGAGTTGTCCAGGCGGATTTGAATCCCTCCCAGAGTGGGCTCACAACGTACACTTTGACAAGAGACTCCATTCTCCGAGTACAAGCCTCGACGAGAGCACGAACAAACGCACTATCAACGAGAGCACCCTGAGCGATAGGAATGAACTTGTCGTGCAGCTTTTGGAACTGGTCATCCGTGAGAAGATCAATGTAGTTGGGGTGGAGCCGCCAGTGACAGGCATACTCAAGAGGAACACCTTGTGCTTGAAATTCTTCTGTTATGGACGAGGCCTTAGCTGCGGCCAACGACGCAGAATGGGTGCGACGGGCGGAAGCCGCCTGACGCAACCAGTTGATCTGGTCATCGGTCTTGGCTTTCTGCTTCTGGAACCATGAGAACATCTGCTTCTCAATTCCAGCAGCAGCCTGCTCTACCTCCTCCACTGTAGGCGGGGGAGGAGCCTTAAACGATTGTTTGAGCAGGTCTGCACGTTCGCGAATAGTTGGGATGACTTCCGCAACGTCAGATGCGAGTTCATCTGCACGCTTGCAGATTCGGTCGTAGACGACACCCAGTCGTGACGATATGTTCTTGAGAATAGTTTCGTCAGAGGGGGGGGCCTCCTTCGGTCGAGCATAGGTTCCAGCGAGTTCAGTAACGGGATCCACGACAACAGGTCGCGGTTTGAGGTCTAACTGAAAACGAGGAGCACTGTACTCAATCCTTTGGAGATCCACTTGGGGCATCTTTTGGTCGTATTTGGCGTTGAAAGCGATGTTATGTTCGTAAATCGCAACGCCGAGGGCGACAACCTCCGGTGCAGTGAGCACCGTCTTTTCTTTGCCGTCAATCTTGAGGTGGAGTGAGGGATCCTTCTCGACTGCAGTAATGCGTTCGAGTAGGTGAAACTCCAAATCTTCGAAAAACGGACACTGATCGACACATCTTCCAGTGCCACGACAGACGTGTTTGTGCACCTTCAGAGGGAGGGTCTGACGGTGCTGGAGGGCCTCAATATGAGCAATGCCGACATCCTTCTCCACGGGTTCGTTAGAAGTCGTGAAGAAAAACGGCGACGTCAGCCACTTAGCACCTTTCGCGTTCATATCTGCCACCAACAATGGACAGGCACCTGATCCCATGTAGAGCATCAGGATACCACAAAGCTTCGCACGTTCTTGCAAATCCTTTATCTGGAATAGGTCGTCCAGAAAGAGGAAATGTTGACCGTTGTAGCCGTCGTGGTACGTCTCACTTTG